CAGCACTTTTTCCTTGTTTAATTATTTTAGGATTTTTAACTGCTTCTTTTACTGTTTCTGGTGTTATATCAGCAAAAACACTGGCAAGTTTAGACGGAATACCACTTTTTAATGCACCACTAGCAACTTTTGATAAACCTTGTCTTATTAATGGAGCACCTTTGCTTACAATAGAACCAGTAGCACCACCAGCAACTGCACTAGCAAGAGGATTATTCCCTTCTTTAAGACCTTCTAAACCACCAATAACTGCACCTTCAAGAAAAGGGCTTGCTGATAGTCCAGTAGCACCACCTAATGTACTATATACTGCCAAATCTGTTGCAAATTTTTGAGCAGGACTAATCGGGCTGGGTTGTTTACTCATTTCTTGGTACACTTCCGAAAGCGTCTTGCCACCAGAGAATGGTGTTGCAATTAATGAAGCTAAACCAGTACCAGCCTTATCTATTAAACCACTAGGAGTTAAATCAATTCCTTTTTTAGTTTCCTGTGTAGCTTGTTGTTGTGGTTGTTGCTGAGGTTGTTGATTGTATATTTGCATCAATTCTTCATTACTCATTTGAGAATAATCTGGTTGGGAATTTTGCTTATTATATAAATCAATTAGTTCTTCATCTGAAAGTTGTGAGTAATCCATTATTTTATTAGTCCTCGTCTTCTCATTTCTTGTTCTAGGCTATTTCTATCTGTTTGTGGTTGCTTAATTCTACCAACATTATATCCAGCACCTTCTAGATTTTTGATATATAAATCTTTATTGCTATTTAGCATTTGTTGAAGTTGGTCTATTTTACCTCTTAGAATTTCATCAGTATCTCCAATTCTTGGAATAATTTTATCGTATTTATATTCGTCTTCTTTTCTAAGAACCCCACCTTCTAAACCTTTACCTATAACCTGTTTAGTAGTTGCTATAAATTGTCTATATAGTTGAGCTTCTTTTCCATAAGGGTTTAATACTGCCAGTCTTGCCTTGATTGGGTCTTTTAGATAATCAGACATTTCTGAAACTTTGTCTCTCAATGTATTGAGTTGATTATTTGCAGTATCAATTTCAGATATTGTTTTAACAGAACCTTCTGGTAGTATTTTACCTTCATCTGGTTTATTTGCTTTATCTTCTTGGAGCTTTAAGCCCATGAGTTTAAACATGTTATCAAGATTTTGTTGTTTTAATGTATCTTGATATCTTTCATTTTCTCTATTGTATTTGGCTTGTTCCATTAAAAGTTTTAATTGTGCAATAGAGTTTGTATCTTGAAGTCTTTTAGCAGTTGCAATAGCGTTTACAATATCTTTACTTCCAACACTTAATAAAGGACTAAAACCTTCTGACATAGCCAGTTGTGCATCTGCTTGTATTTGACTTGGGTCAAATCTTAATTGGTCTTTAAGTTGTGCTTGTTGACCTAATAAATCAACCAATCCAGCCATTTGTTTTCTTGGGTCATTTGCTATCGCATTTTGATATATCAAAGGATTATTTGCAAAACCTGCTAAACCACTTGCTATTGCAGATTGTCTTGCTTGCCATTTAGTAGCCTTATTATATTCATCTAAATATCTTTGCAAGTAATCTAGTTGAGGTTGGTATATACCTTGTCTTTGTTGAGCAGATTGTTGTTTTAAAGAAAGTATTTCATTGAATAAATCTTTTAGTTCTTCTGGACTTGGTTGTGCTTCTGTCTGACTGCTCTGACTATTTGAAAGTTCTTCTATTGGTGGTAAATTTGGAATATTTGCACTACTTTGAGTAGGATAAATATCTTCACCACTTTGAAGTTTATTTATCATTTCGCCTATATTGTCTATTGGTGGCAAACCCATACTATCAATATAACTATTATTTTTTATAGGTTGTTGAACTTGTTGCTCTTTTTTGATTGGCGTTTGTATAGGTTTAGATATATTTTTTCCATATAAATCTATTTCAGGAAGTCCAGATAATTGTCTTTGAATATTAGTTTCTTCAAGTATTCTTTGTATATCTTTTTCTTTATTTTTAGTTGTAGGTAAACTTATGTTGTTGTTTCTAATGACATCTCCTAAAAACTGTCCAGTTAGAACTGCACCAGCCAAAGGAGCTACAACAGAGGATAAAACACCACCACCAGCCATTGGAGCAAGTCTTGTAGCAATTTGTTTTACTGCTTGTTTACTCGCTTGCTTGCCAGCCTGTTTACCACCCAAACTAGAAGCTATACTTTTTGTATTTTTAAATAACCTATTTAACTCATCACTATAAGCCATTATATATTTTCCTTATTATTCATCTAATTTAATAGGGAATACCATATCATCTAACCATTTATTGTTTCTGATAAACCCTAAGTCATCTCTAAACCCATAACCAAGTCCATATAAAGCACCGATTATCGCACCCCATGGTGGAGCTATTCCAGCACCCATACTAGCACCTTGTAAAGGATATACTATTTCTTGTTCAACATCTGAATAGTTCTTGTCATCATGACCAGTTAGTGTATTATAACCAGTTTTTGCAAAACTACCAATAGCACCCCAAGGAGTTCCACCACCAGAAGAACCCATAGCCTTACTTGCGTAATTTATTCCTTGTCTTGCTTCACCAGAACCCATTGTTGGTAAAAAACTTCCTGCATTACTTACATAATTTGCATTGTGGTCCTCTTCTGTAAATGGACTTTGACTATAATTACTTCCACTACTTTTTGCCATTCTTACGCCATCCTTGTATAAAAACTATCATTAGGAGTATTATTATAATAATCAGAATATGGTGTATAAAAATCACCAACTAAACCTTTATCTGTGTTATTTGCATCTGTTTGATTAGCTAATAATCTTTTAACTAATTCTGGGATATTATATTGTTGCATAAACATAGCGTTTGCATTTGCTAGGTCTTGTTTACGTTGCTTGTATCTGCTTAATTTATTAGAAACATTACTATTAAGACCTCTATAACCACCAGCAGTAAACCCATTACTTGTATAACTACCAGCATCATAAAATGGTAATATATAATCTGGCGTTTGATTATATTCATTTTGGATTGGCATATTTCCTATTAATTGATTTATTGCAGGTAAATATTGTCCAACTTCTCCCCAGTTTATTTTACCAAATTTAAAGCCATTATTAGATGCTTCATTATTTCCATAATTAGCAATTGCTGACAATTTGTTATCTAAATCTCCACCATCAGAATAAGATGGTGTACCACCACTTTTAGCCATTATATTCTCCTTATTTCATAAACGATTTTACCGTACTACCGCCAAGAGAGCCTAACTGATAACCTAACATTGGATTACCAAGAAAAGCCCCACCAACCGCACCAGCTATTGGAAGAACTGTTCCTAATATATCGCCAGTTGGATTACCTTGTTGTTGATTGTATAGCCAGTTATTATAAGCATTTTGGTAGGCAATTTCTTGGTTTTTAAGGTCTAAATCGCTTCCAAGTTTTCCATACCCATACAGATTTTCAAACATATTTAATGTGTTGTATCTTCTTGCGAGTTCTTGGTCTTTTAGTTGTTCAGAATACAATGCTTTGTTATACGCACTATCCATTAATTGGCGTTGAGATTGTAAGTTTTGCATATCTCTTACGTATGCAGGAGCAGTAGCATTTAATGTTCCAAAACGATTATAATTTCTTGTATCGAGATTTCTCATTGTATCACGATAATTTCTTGCAAAATCGTCTTCTGCTCTTTGATAAACTGCATTAGTTGTATCTTGAATAGATTTTTGCGTTAACGGGTCAAATACGTTAACTCTATTATAATTATCTACTATTCCTTGATAACCTCTATTACCTAAATCTCTACCTTGCGAAATCCATTGTGTGTCTTTCCATGGTTGTCTTTCGGGTGGTGCACTACTTTTACTCATTCTTTAATCCTTCCAAATAATAATTCATCATAATATTTTGGTTCATTATTTTTATCGTAGAATAACAAACATTTTCTTGCAGTTCCTTCTACTTTAAAACCTACATCTTTTAATAATTTAATTACTCCAAAGTTATTAGCAGGTACTCTTGCTTCCATTCTATGGATATGTTTCATATTGTTATCTATCCAATCGTATGCTTGGAATATGATATTTCTACTGTTCTTACCCCAATATTTTCTACAAACTACAATATGGACATCACAACGTGCTATATCGTCTTTAAACCATCTTAAATTGTCAAAGGTAATAACACTAGCCACATTACCATTACTCTTGTCTATGCAAGCGAGAACCACCGTAGAATTGTCTTTTATTTTATATTCGATATAGTCCATAACATCATTAACGCCACAAGCTAAATCAAATATTTTTCTTTGTTGGTCTTTATGTAGTCTGTATGCTTCTTCTATAACTTTGAAGTTTTCTTTTGTAAAAGTTATTGGAAGAAAGTCAAACTCTTTTACGTTTTCCTTTTCCATATTTTACTCCTTTTATAATGGTGTTTCTTCTAATTGTATGTTTCGTATATCGAAACCATAAATAGCGAAACCTTGTATTCCTTCTTCTACTGGTATATCTTCTGTTGTAAATTCAATTTGATAATTGTAGAAGAATTGACGTTCAGTTGGAAATCTTCTTACTGTAATGCCTGTTTTAACCCAAGTATTTTCATCCCAGTATGTTAAGTTACCATTATCTGGTGTTCCATCATCCCAAACAAGTGCATCTGTATCATAGATTTCACTAGATATTTTTCTTTCGATATAATCATCAGAAATATCTTTCCTAACCCTTAGTTTAAAATTACAAGTTTTTTCTTCAACTAGGAATAGAGCAAACTCTTTAAATGATTTATAATATCCTGTATTTGCAAAGTCAAACCAAGGACTTTTCCAATATGCTACTATCGGTTCACCATCAAATGTTTGCCCGTAAAACTCTCTGAATACTTTACCATCATTAGTTCCAATATATACTTCATTATTAAACTCAAATACTATTGAAACATGTTGAGGTACTTCACGCTTTAACCAAGTTTTTGTATGGAAGTCATAAATAACTGCTATATTAGAGCCTTTACCAGATGTAAATGGGCAATAAAAACATACTTGTCTTTTTTCTGGTAGTCTTACAATAAAGATTTTATCAGTTTCCCAAGAGCGAAGTTCTTGGAATAAATTATTAATTTGTTCTGATACAACTGCACCAACATATTTATCACCATATATTGTTTGCATTGTCAGAGGGAATATACCCATATTGTCATCAGAGTAAACAAAATATAATCTGTTAAATACTGTAAATGATTGTTGACTTCTGCATGTAATGTTTGAATAAGGGTTTATTTCCCAGTTTTCAGGTTCACTAGATTTACCGTCAAGGATATATGAACCATGACGTTTGTGTATCATCATGTAACTTGAATATAAACCAAGTGCCGTTATTTCTGATGTATCGTTGTATATGTTCCTTACAACTCCACCACCGTATTTAATATCAAACTTATTATAGCTTCCTAATTCTGAATAAAATAAAGCACCATTCTTATCACCAATAAATAATCTGCCTTGGTAATATTGTAAAGCAAGTCCTCTAATATCTTCTTCAATACTAGGGTCATCTTCATTTGTTAGTTTAGCATTACATTCTGATAAATCTGATAGATGTGCTTGTTTTCCAGATAGGCTTGTGGGATTTGCATCAATATCTGGTGTCACTTTTATTTGAGTATCACTATCGATATCAGTTACTTTATATTTACCTTCAACATCTTCAATGGTTATATAATCACCTATTGAGAGTTCTTTTGTAAATTGCGTAGATGTGCCAGTTATTGTGTCACTTCCGTCTGCTACTGCCACAGTTCCAGATAATAAAACATTTCTTCCGTATTCATAAAACACTAAATCATCAATACCGTTACTCATAACTACGCCATTGTTCATATTAACGTAGCTACAACGGCTTGTAGCAGAAGGAAATGTATAAATAAGGTCAAATGTATCAGTAACATTATTATATCGTCTTACAGAGCCGTCTGACGTTGTTATAATCATGTGGTGAGTATTACCTTTGATATAATCCCAACCACCAACAATTGTGCAATCCTCCAGTGTATCCCCAAATTGGACATTACCAGCCATGGTTTGAATACCACCTAAACCATAGTATTCAACATTACACATATCAGGACTTTCTGTTGCCTTTGTGGTTTGGTTTATAGTTCCAATGTCATTTTCAACATTAAGACCACCTGTTAAATTTTTATAACTAAAAGTTCTACCCATTTATTATCTATCACCTTGTACGTACGGATTATAAAATGCTTCTACCATGCTTTCTAAGTTACTCATAGGTACATCATTAATTCTGAAACCTTTTAAGTAATCTTGACTTAATTGCATTGTGTACATCATATTTTGATACATTTCATTGTATTTGCGTTTATAGAAAAGTGCTTGATTATCACCAGCATTACCACGCCAATCCTTCATAACACCATAAACCAAAATATCTCTAAATATATCAGGAATAATTGGTTCATCAGTTTCATCAACCATTTCTTTCTTTTCGCAACCATCTTCATCAACTGCACAACAATTAGTTAAATATTGTATTCTGTAATTTGTGCCTTCTTGGTCTTTGGTTGGAATGGGGAATAAATTTATTTTGTTTTCATATATCCAATATTGAACTGGTGTACCTGTTGCCGTACTTGGTAGGTATAAATAATCATTATTATAAAGCAACGGTATTCTATCTGACCTGTCATTAGGTTTAATAGACAAAATAAAACCATGTACCATAGGATACTCTCTTTTATTTGCTACTAAACGAAAGTCTTTATGGCGTTCTCTAAACTTCCATATATCATGCTCTCCACCACATATCTCACGAAGTACATAATTAAGTCTTTTCTTAACCATTCTTCCTTCTGTTGTATCCAAGTCATCAAATGTTGGAGCAGGAGAATAAAACATCAAGTCCAAACAGTCATTTGCTAATTGAAAAAAATTTCTTCCCATATATATTCCTTTTGTATTTAAAATTCCACGATTGTCGGAGTTGCACCGACCATACTCTTGTCGTGATAAAAGGGTAGGCTTTTACACCTACCCATAAGATTACGCTTCTGAGTAACCAACAACCAAACATTTTGGGTTTGTGATTTTGTAACCATAGAGGTACAAAGCACGACCAATATCTGCGAAAGATTGAGGGTCACGAAGTTTTTCAACTTTATTGAATTGTTCTGCAAATGTAATACCCATTTTAGTACCAGCAATAACAACATTCTTTTCGTTATCTTCGTTATAACCAGTAACTTTCATAAGGTTAGTATCAACAAAGATTTTCATACCAGCGATTTGACCAGCAACACCTTTGTAGATTACGTCATCACCTTGAACAGTTGGGTGAGTAAGAACATCAGAAGAAACTAATTGTTCAAACATAGCAGGAGTGATAGTAACCATAGCTTCCAAAGCCAAAGTTTGTTCTTTTGAACCTTTGAAGTTATAGAAACCAGCAGAGTTCAATGCTTTGTTTTCAACAAGTTTACGTTTAATTCTGTTGAAGAACGCAACTGTTTTAGTACCTGATGATGTATCAAAGTAAGAACCAGAAGTACCAACAGTCGGAACATTAGCATCAGCAATAACTGCTTCTTCAAGTTCCAAGTTTACTTCATCCATCATTTTTTGTAAACCACCATTCATGTATCCTTCAAGCATATTGAATTGAGATTGAGCTTGTTCAATATCATTGAATTTGAATTGGAAGTTTTTAGATTTGTCAATTGTCAAAGTGATTTGTTTCGGATATACGTCAGAACTATTAGGAACAACACCTTCACCAATTTCAATAGCAGAAAAATCAGGAGTTGTAATTCTAACTGTATCACCAGCAGATTTGATTTCGCCTTCCCAGTCAGAGTTAGTCATGTTGTTTTTGAAATCTGTTAATTCTTTTGTTTCTCTTAACAGTTTCGCTGACCAATACTCTGGAACGAAAGCATTTACATTATTTGCCATAATTATAAGTCCTTTCTAAAAATTATATGTATAAAACACCAACGATTAATTTACCAGCAGATAAACCAGCAGTTCCTACTGTAACTTGAATATCTGTTTCAACAGTTGTGCAGATAGCAGTAGGTACATTATCAGCTTCGGGAGCTGTTCCTAAATCTGTTAAAATCGGTTGATAAACACCTTTACCTTTAATATCTGCTTTTCCTGATGCACCAGAACCAAATGCTTGGTCAGTAGAGCCATCATAATCAACTGCTTTTAATCTTAATGTAGCAGAGCCAGATGAAGCCAAGTCATCTGCTTTATTTTTAATATATCCACCGATAATAAGTTTGCCAGCAGGCACTTTCAAACCGATAGATTTGTCACCTGTTGATGCTAATGCAGTATAATCTACTTCGATTTCTTTCGGAGTAAAGCAACCAACAACACCACCAGCAGTTTTTCTTAATTGTTCAGCCGTCATTGTCTATTCCTTTCTAAACTATTAAACCTTTTTTCATTTGTTCTTCTATTACCTTTTCGTTCTTAGCGAACTCATCTGGTGACATTGTTTTTAACTCAGCTCTTGTAAAGATGTGAGGTTCACCAGAATATCCACTTTGTGGAGCAGTAACTATTCCACCTTGAACTTTTGAGGTATCAGCTTTCGCTTCTTTTAGAGATGCCATACGTTGACCATACTCTAAGGCTTCTCTATAAACATCGCACAAATACTCATTAATGGTATTGAGGTTTTGATAGATGTTAGGGTCGCCAGCATTTGCTTGTGCGTATTCAGTTAAAATACGGTTCAATACTGGACTGGCATTTAATAGCTGATTGTTTTCTTGTGCAAATCGTTGTATTTGAGATTGGCTCACTTGATTAGCTATTTGTTGCCTTTTATTGTTTAGATTACCCATAAGAACTTCAACTTTGCGTTCTAATTCGTAACCTTTTTGAGGATTAGTTTCTTTGAGTTTATTTATACTTGCTTCAAATTCATTAGGGTTAGCACTAACACCATATTCGTTACAAAGTCTTAATAACTCTTGTTGTCCACTATTAATTACCTGTTGGTCAAGAGTTTGGTAATTAAAGTCTTGTGGGTTTACATCTTGAAGACCTAATCTCTCTTGTAGAGCCTGACGTTCTGCTTCAATAAGTTCGTATTCTTTTAATTTCTTGTACTCATCCTTATTGAGTTGTACCGTTTCTGGTTCTTGTATATCTTTATTAGCATCATCAGAACCTTCTGGTTGTTCAATGTTTTCTGGTTGCGTATCAGATGGTACGTCAACCCCTTGATTTTCAGTCGGAGCTTCTGGTACTTCATTTACCTGTTGTTCTGTTGGAACTGGAAGTCCATCAGTATTGTTTGTAAATGTTGGTTGTTCTACCGTAGTAGTTTGTGTAACTTGTTCTTGTTCAGTCATTATTCAACCTCCTGCTTTGAGAGTTCTTGTATTAACTCATCAACAGCCTTAGCCCTTGCTTCAATACGTTCGATAGTCATTTTAATACCCCAGCATAAGTGGTAGTATTCACTATCTTTTGAGAAGTGGAGATTTCTTACAATATCTTTTTCAAGTGTTGATTTAACCTTTTCCCATGACGGAGAGTTGATTAACTCTTTAAAAGGTTTACATTCTTCTAGTCTTTCTAATCTTTCTTTTTTGATTTTTTCGAGTTCTTCTCTGGTCAAGCCTTCATTTTCTTGCTCAACATCAGCTAAACTTTGTGTCATAGTTTGTCCTTTCCTTTATTGTAACATCTGGTCTTCTTGTTGGACTTGTTTTCTAACGTCTGTCGGATTAGGGATTTCACCTTGCACTTCTTGTTGTGCTAACAGATTAGCCATGTCTGGAATACTAGCGTTCATTAGATTTCTCATATCGCCAACAAACTGACCTAAATTCTTTTCTTGGACACCCATCTCTCTACCTTGATTTGCTATCATATCTTGTTGGGTTAAAGCATAAAGTAAACTGTCAATTTGTTTGAAGTTAACTTCATTTAATACCCATTTGAAGAAATCAAGTGATGGGAACTCTGGTCTTGCTACAATTGCTTGGAAAGTAGGTAATTGCATTACTTGGAATAATTTTTGAACATATTGTTCATGTTCTACTGTTGCTTGTGCAGTACCAATAATGAATTGATAATCTCTGTTACGTACTTCATCATCTACATAAGCAAAACTCTTAACACCACTATTGTCAAATTTAACCAAGTTATCACCTTGTTCAAATTCTTTTTTCATTAAGAAATATCCTTTAACAATAGGTAGGATAATTCTTTCTGAAAATGCGTAACTTTCTCTTGAAAGTCTTGTAGTTTGTCCAGAGTATATATAAGTTGCTTCACTGGCAGTTCTAACACCACCCATACCACCTGTACCTTGCATGTATGGGGATATACCAGTAGCACCTTCCATTTTACGTTTTAAAAATTCTTGGAAATCAAAACCTCTTAACCCAGAACTAAAATCAAGTTTTTCTGGTTTAGTTGTTTCGTTGAATTGGTTGTAGTTATATTCAAAAGGTCTTCCAGCTACTAACTTTTGTCCAACTGGTATCATGCCTTTTGGAGCAAGCATAACTGGGTCAACTGAAAGTTTCCAAGCCTTTAATTGCAAATCAATACATTTATTTTCTAACTCATTCAAAAGTATCGCAGGCTTTAATGGTGTTTGACCTCTTAAAGTATCTGGTCTTTCATAACAACATCCATAAACGATAGGACATATAGGATATTGACTTTCTTCTAGTTGAGCGACATATTCACCAGCAATAATAGTAATAACAACATTTCTTGCCACATCACCATTATCGGGGATAATATAATCACCCCAATATTCAAGTACCTCAACAGTTGAACCAAGGTACTTTGTATCAATATTGTATTTTGCTTCTTCAATGTCGTCTTCTCTTGTTTTAATGTTTTGTGTAACTTTTTCTTTTAAATCTTTTCTTTCTTGTGGTGTGAGTTTGTAATTCTTGTTTGCTAAGATATATTGTAACGGAACAAAGTTACGTATAATCTTACCACAACTACACCAATCTTCTTTTTGAGATTTGTCAAAGTAAAAATTAAGAGGGTCGATACGTCTTACAGTAGCCCTGCTTTCTTTGACAACATCTTCTACGACATTTACTATTTCGACTATTGGAGAACCTGTTATCGGGTCAACAGATACGTTCTCTTGTTGTTTTCTTTGTCTTTCGACTTCTGCTTTCCAGTGGATAAATGCACATGCTTCACCTTTATCAGTCCAATCTTCAAGCATTTTATCTAGTGTACGTTTAAGATTAATTCTTTCAAAGTCATACACCATTGACGCTTTTAATAAGGCTGATACGTTATGTGCTTCTGGGTCTTGACCTTCAACGTCAAACATACCTTCATAACTTGAATAGGTAGCTTTAAACATATTAGCGATATATGTTTGTCTTTGTTCATATACATCTGGAATAAGTTTAACTTTATTTTGTTGCCCAGCAACTATTGAAGGAAACACATCTCTAACTATTCTTTTGTAATCATCTCTTACGTCTTGTGTATCTTCATGCCATTGTTTGCATTTATCAGAAATATCTTTTGCGATATTATCTCTGTCTATCTTTTTTATTTCTTTTTTATTGTCGTTCTTGTAATAATAAAATCTCATTTTCTATCCTATTTCAAGTTCGTATTTTTCATCACCAAAAGCGTCTATATAACTTCCAACAAAGTTTTCGTGAGTTGGTTGTTCCTTTACTGGGTAATAGTATAAAACAAAGTAACTGCAACTATCTGTTGGGTGAGTTAAGAATTTAGCATAAGTATCATTCTTAATCTTGCTTGAACTTGGTTTTTTAATAATACCAGTTCCTTCAATTACTTCTAGGTTTTCTATATCGTAAATCAAATACTTACATTGTTTGTGTATGTAGATATTTGTTTCACCTTTTTGATTTCTCATCATATTGTTCCAGCATAACATTCTGTACTCAATAGATGGGTTCTTTCTCAATAATTCAAACTGGAAGTTATCAAATCCTTCCTCTTGTAATACTCTTTGAATTACTTGGTAATCATTACCAGTTGTTTTTTGATAATTACCACTAGCATCACCATTTATGATAATTCTATGGTTTTTATATTGTCTTAACGTATCACAAAGGATATAAGCCACATGGCGTGTGTCTGTATAACATTCAACTATCTCATGGAGTATATATACCTTACCGTTGTAATGTTGGCATATATACCAACACATGGGGTCTGTGTTAAAGTCGCAACATACATGGATTGGAAATTGTTTGTTTATTCTGAGGTCTTCTCTGACATTCTCGTTTCTATCAAAACCTTTCGTTGCCAAACCAGACACATAATCAGCGTCTTGACCCAGTACGTTTCGTTTGAAGTAATCTTCATCATAAGCATCCTTCATGGCTTTTATAAAGCCTTTTGGTAGGTTTTTCTCATTATCTGTTGTAGGAGCAATTATCCTACGATAATAAGGCTCTTTATTCTCTACAAATCTTTTGTAGATATATCCTTTTGTTTCTTGGGGGTTTGTATGACCAAATAAACGATATTTGAACTTATCTCCCCATTCTGGTTTTCGTGATTGCCTTAGACGCCCCAATAACATATTAAAGGTGCTTTCAGGCACATCACTCATTTCCTCTATCTCAATAAATCCAAGATTGAGTGATTTAATCTTTTCTGGTTCTAACAGATGTCGAAAAAGGATTTCCGACCCGTTAGAAAAACAAAGCTTACTCTCGGACTTTACTTCCCACCAGTCTTGTCCTTCGATTAGACCCATACGGTCTAAATGTTCTTTATAGCTGACCAAGGTTGTATCTCTTACAAGTGCGAAGGTTTGTGCTCCACAAAAACCCCTAATTCCTGCATATTTTAAACAAAGAAGTATTCCTAAAAGGCTTCCTGAAAAGGTTTTTCCAGACCCGTACCCACCGAGATATTCATTGATACAATGCTATATCCAAATCGTATTCACTTTCTGGCATTTCAAGAAACTTCTTTTGAGCAGGTAGAAGTTCTGTTTTGCATTGTACCAATTTAATCACCACCTTTACATTCGGGGAAGTATTTTCTTTCACCAGCCAATCTTAATTTAACTGCATCTTTGAAATTTTTACTACTTCCAAGTCTAATTTGTTTACCTTTGACTTTTATGTAAGCAACGTAAACTTTGTCTTTTTTATTAAAACTAACGCCAACCTTACCACTAGTATTATGGCTTTGGTTTTGATTATTTTCAAATTGTGTGCATACTCGCAAGTTGCACCTTCTGTTATCTAATGGATTGCGATTAATATGGTCAACTGTCATATTATCTTCTGGTTGCATTATGTATCGATGTAATAATCTTGATTTTGCATTTTCTGGTTTTTTGGTAAACTTAATGTAGAAATTTTTTATAGTTTTATCAAATGTCAAGCTTAAACTATAAGGTTCTCTAATTACTTTTTCGTAATCATCGTCATCCATTAAAACAACTTTAATACCGTACTTTTTTGAGTTGATAATATACTCTTTTGTCATTTGAAACTCCTGTAATTTCTTCCTGAAATCTATTAAAAAGGACAGAACATTCAGGATTATGTTTTTTCGGGAGCTACCCTAGTCCTTTTATATCTTGTCTTCAATATTGAAACATAATGTTGCTATTTCTGTTTTAACTTTATCTGGTTCAACACCATTCCATTTAGCAATTGTTTCAATTATTTCTTTTGCATCTTTGATTTTGCCTTTTTTAATACAATCGTTATACATATTCCAAAAGACACGAACCAAATCATCTTTATCAAACTTAATCAGTCTGTTGACTTTATTAAGATTTGCTCTTGTTTCTTCGATAGCCTGTTGTATATTCTCATTACAAAGGAGTTCATAACCAATAGTTGAAGCATTTACTCTATCATAACCAGCAGTTCTTGCACTCCCAGCAATATCGAAAGTTTTAACGTATTCTTCTACAAACTTTTGTTGCTTATCATCCAGTTTCATTTTGTTATCCTGCTCATGAGTTTAGCAAACTTTTCTTTATCAACTCTTTTTCTTGGTATTCTCTTAAAAGAAAGTGAAATATCCCAAAGTCTTTTGTTTTCAAAGAGTATTCTTGCCAATGCACTCAGGAATACTGCATTTGTATAAAGCCAAAGTTCAAATATTGCCTGTAATTTGTTCAAGAATATCTCCTTTTAAAGAAAGAGATTGAGGGATGGTGGCAACCTCAACCAGATATTGTACGAAAAGAGGTATAAAATAGCTCCACCAATTGTCTTGCTTTATGACATTTCGTCAAAGGACTACATCTAGTGTAGTTATGCCTTGGTGACCCCAGCTCTCAACCAACTCTCAGCAGGTCATTGGTTTTATAAAGACGGATTAAGAGAGATTAGGAAGCTTCACACGCTCTCATACTTCACTCATTGGTGTTGATTGACTACTGTCAACGCTCCGTTCCACTACTTGTATTGCTTTTTCCCAATCCAGAAATAAGGTTTGTCTTTACTATCCCTTATGATTGGTACTAACTGCGTAGAGAAAGAATTTCCCTTGATATTTACTATAACAAAGCCTTGTTGCCAGTCCATCATTCTTCTTTTGCCTTTTAGTACATACCAAGGTTTTCTTTCACATAAACATCCACATTCAATTCCCACATACTCACCAATTTCGTTTGTCTTGTAAACCTGACTAAGTTTGTGAGTGTGTCCTTGAATAATGGAAGTTCCAGAATATTCTACTTCTGCCATAGCAGACCCACCAGACTTTCCTCTTGCAATAGTCCCATGGGTTATGATTAGTTCTTTGTTGCCGATTGGGTCATAAGTTTCAGGTACAAACTCAATTCCAAAATCATCCAACTTAAACCAATTCTTTATGGTGTAGTTTTCATCAGCCAGAAGTATCGGAGAAAGAGAAGCCCATTTATCTATCCAACCTTCATGACATTGCGAACCAACATACACAATCTTGCTTTCAGGAAGTGCTTGTCTTAAACACTTAGCAACCGAGAACCAGTATTCCCTTTCCTCTTTACCAGTAGTAAAAGCATTACCCAATTCTCTAATCTTTGGATGGGTTGAGAAGGAAGTACAATCATTAATGTTTCCATTAAGTATTAACTCATCTGGTTTGAACTCATAAAGAAAACTTGTAAATAACGCTAAGACTTCTTTATCTACAAACGGTATATGGAAATCAGAAGCAACTACCAAAGTCCTTTCATCCTTCTCTTTACCTTTTTTGTAATTTACTTTTTCTTTTGAGTTTTTGTTTAACAAAGGTAAAAAGGCTTCAACTAGGCTTTGTTCTAACCCATCAGGAATTGTTACCTTTTTATCTCTAATCTTTTGTCTATTAGGACAATTGTTTGCATAATACCAAGAGGTTAACCCTTGTACTAACTTATTTAACCTATCCATTATATTCCTCAATCTAACCAATATCTAGCAGAAAACTAAATTCTATCTCTATCTATTTTGCATTATATCATACATTTGAAATTTGTCAACCCCTAATTAAAGATTTTTTCATACAACCTTACTCCGTAAGCTTTGAACCCCTCTAACAGAAAAAAGATAATAATCGTCAAATTTACTTCGTAAACTTTGTTTTTTATTTTGCAGTTAAAGAAGTAAAAGATTTTCTTACCTTTCTATAATTATATAGTAGTATTATATTATATATTATATAATATAATACGTATATTATATATAACTATCTATATACTATATACTACTATACTACTATATATACTACTATATAGTAGTACTACTATATAAGGGTTATATTTATATAGGTATTATTACTATACTACTATACTATATAGATACTATATACTTTAGGGGGTATATACCCCCTATTATATATAGTAGTATATAGTAGTAGTATATAGTACTTTAATATAATACAATATATACTTTGAGTATATAAAAAATAGTAGTAGTATTTATAAAATACTATTATTGTAATATGTAACAAATTGTAAATAATTCAAATAGATGATTGACTAAAAAATTTATATGTGATAGTATTTACTTGTTAGTTAATTTCAGGACTTGTTAAAAACCAAGTATAAAAAATTATATTATATTCTGTTATTGGCTAGCAATAGCATAACAAGGTTAGTTAAAAAAAAGGAGAAAAATGATGCAAAATTTAGACGTAGCACACGAGTTTTTTTACGATGGTGACGGGAATTTTTACCGTTCCAGTATGACTGTTAGTTATAGAGACAATAAATTTTATTCCTATGCTACTTGTATCGGAGAGCTTACAAAAGATATTAACGGGAACAATGTTTGTATTGTTTCAGATGATACTTTTAGCAGTACAACTGCCAAGCATTTAAACGCCTTAAAAAGTGCTTGCCCGTATGACATTTATTATTTGCCAACAGATTATGGTAATCGAGAATTTTATGTTAATGAAACGATAAAAGAACTTATCGACAAATTAGAGTATTACTCAAAAAGCAAATTAACGCAAAAATATAATCGTGAAAAATTGACAAATACTTTTAATATGTTGCAAGGCATTTTACAGTTAGAAAAATTTAAAACCGAACACAATTTCATTAAAAAGATATTAAAAAAATATACTGACAT